GTGACAGTCGCATGGTCAATCGGATGTTGCAGGATGGCCGCGATCTGATCGGATGCGCGCGGGATCATGTCATTGATCGCGCCATCGTCAACGGTGTAGGCCGCCGCGTTGGGGTCTTTGTCGAGTGCCTCGCGCACATCGGCCATCGTGCAATATCGCGCCATGATGTTTAAGGGGTTGGAGGCTTCGGCGTTTCGTCGCCCTTGGGAGCTGGTTCGTCGGCATCCACTGGCACAAGCTGGCCAGCGTCTACCAAATCCTGAAACGGACCCATCTTGTCATCCGGGATCGTAATGATGCCCTTGGATGCTTTGTAGGTCTGGCTCGACCAGCTCACTGCCGCCAAATCGGTTTTGAATTTCATGTGGTTTACCAAACAATGGGCGGCTTAAGCCGCCCATCAAATCAAGATGGATTAGGGAGCAATGTTGTTGATGATGCCCAGCGCAGGCGGGAAGTAGCAAGCGAGCACACCGTCGGTGTAGACGCCCGTTTCATACTTGCGCGTGCGCAGCGGCCACTCCAACTGGTACCAGTCCTGACGCCACTTGTATTCCGCGACGTTGGGCACATTGTTGATGGGATACGGGAGTGTGTTGGCGAAGCCCAAGATAGTGCCAGCGGGGACGTTGGGGTGCAGGCGCAACTTGACCAATTGGCCACCGTTCTGGGTGAAGGGGTTGATGATCGTCCCCACCACCGCGCCAGCCACCAAGCCCTGCGCGGCGCTACCGAAGTCGCCACTGAAACGCACCAAGGGCGCGCCGCCGTTGGCCACCACCAGCTTGCCGATGCTGTTCAGCTCTTGCGAGTTCACGAACAGGTCGGTCGGGCTGAGGCGATACGAATCCCAGCGGTCCTTGAAATAGGCGTTGATTTCGGTGATGCCGCCTGCGCCATCCGTGGTCAGCTTGGTGCCAGTGCCCGGCGTGCCTGTGGCGAAGTTCTTGATATACGCGCCAGAGCTTGCGGCGAAGGCTTGGTACATCAGACCGTCATAGGCGTAGCTGTTGGTACTGTTGTTGGCGGTGATGGCGCTGAGCGCCTGCCCAGTGCCAGCCAGTGCGGTCAGCAACACGCTGTTGACAGTGGTGATCGCCTCCAACTTTTCGTTGCCGGCGGTGCCGACATACCACGCATATGCCACCGCGCCATTGACCACTGGGGTGCTGGCGCTGAGGGTGCTGGTTGAACCAGTCGTCGCTTGCGCAGTCGTCGCGCTCTTGTTGGAGCTGCCCCCGCCAAAGGTATAGGCGCTGCCACCGTCTGCCGGAGTGATGGACACCTGACCCACCACGCCGCCGCTGAGGGAGCTGGCGTTGTATCCGGCCAAGGTCAGCGCAACCACCGCCACGTTATAGGTGGCCGCTGCAATGGTGCCGCCGGTTGTGGCCGTCGCCGTGGTCGGCGCGGTCGGGGTGCTCAGGCTCACGCCGTTGTTTGCACCGAGGAACGCGAATTCCTCTTGGATCATCGCGGCAAACAACAGGCGCTGGGCAGTGGTGCCGCGGATGTCCTCGAAATTGAGCGCGGCGTTGTTGGCCTCAAACGTCACATAGTTCTCGCTGCCCAAGCTCTTGTAGCTCAGGCTCTTGTCAGCCTCTGCGGTCGTCAACACGCCACCGCGCCCGCCTTCGGGGACGAACGGTTGCAAGTTGTTGACGTTCACATCGGTCACCTGTCGCCAGTTGGTGGCCGTACCGCCGTTGCCACTCACGCGCGGAATCATGTTGCGCAGCGGGGTGATAACGGGGAACAGGTTTTTGGCAGGCGCTTGGAGGTCATACCAGACCAAGCCAGTCGCCTGCGTGATGCCCTGCGTGCTGGCCTTGGCCAAGCGCGGGTCACCATTCTGGGGGCTGCCGAACGCTTTCTGGAAATCCGCGATCAGTTCGGCGTTGATCTCGTTGATTGAAGAAATAAGGTTCATGATTAAGGGGCGGCTTTATCGGATGATGTTGCCGCCAGTGTTGTGAACGTTCTGAATCGCAAGTTGTGCACGCTTGTTCATCAGGTATTGGCGCTGGGCCATATCTGATTCGCCCGCGATCAACTTGTCTAGGGTCGCCAGCTCATCGCTGGGGCCACTCGGATTGCCCGGCAACTCGCGCACGATGGGGCCGAACGATTGCAGGCGCTTCGCCAAATTCACCACCAGTTCACCGAGCGCGCCGGTCTTGGCCGCTACGTCATCCAGTGATTTTTGCAATGGCTCTACGTCTGCCTTCGTCAGGGTATCGGCCAAATTGCCGTTAATCTTTGATAAGGGGCTGAAATCGTTCTCAAAGAGCTTGTGCATCACTGCGCTGGCCATGCGCTCCAACCCAGCCTCGGTGAGCAATGCCTCATCAGTCATGGCATCGGTCACCGCTGCGGTGATGGCTGCGCTCTGCGCGTCGGTCTGTTGCTTCAGCGCATCGGCAATGATCTGCGCGGCTGAGGAAATCTTGGCCGCTGCGTCGGGGCTGCGCTCAATGAGACGACCGGCAAGCTCGCTCAGGAATGCCAGCGCGGTGGCGATGTCGCCAATATCCATACCAGCCACCCACGCCACCCATGCTGGCTCTTCGTCGTAGCTTTTGGCCAGCTTTTCGACCGGCGCGCAGGTCGCGCCCAATGCACAGCCCGCGTCGTGGATCTCCTGAATGAGCGTGTTATCGCTGGCGCTGTGGCGCGCACCGGCCTTGGCAAGGTCCTGTAAATGCGTGACCATCTTCGCCAGCGTGTCTTCACCGCCGACGAATTTGCGCATCTCTACTGCGCCTTCCGCTTTGACGACTTCAAAGGTCGCTCCGTACATGCACGGGTTGTCCACCAAGCTAATCTCACTTGGTCGGGCCTCGTAGCGGCGCAGCTCAGGGTTAGCAGGATCATTCCAGCGCTTGCCATACGAACCACCCACGGAGAAACCCGTATAGACGCCCTCTTCGACTTTCTTCCACTCGTTGTCATCGATGACCTTCGCTCCCACCCAAAATTTCTTTACGTCGTCGCGCGGCTCGAAATGAACGATCTTGCCTGCGGCGATGGGTTCGTGCATGGCGCGCAGGTTGCCCGCGCTCTTGCCGTCGGTGGCCTTGGCGATGGCCTCGGACCACGCGAGGAAGTGAGGCTTGCTCGCCTCATAGTCCATGATCTCTTTGGATTTATCTGGCGCTTCCTCAGCGGCCCATCCCCAGACTTCGCGCCGGGTTTGGTCAACCTTCGCAATGGGGATAAATACGTTTAGGTTGTTGGTGTCAGGCATGGAAAATAAAAAAAGCGGGGCGTCCCTGTTGTAGGGACACCCCGCCGCATGTCGGTTTGGGTTGTGTGTTTGTTAGTCTATCACGAATTGCCGTTCATCGCGCTCTTCCACTCTTCCTCAATCGCGCTCACCACGTCCGGCAGCCCATCCTCTACACGTTGCGGCAACTGGTACCAGCGCCCCTGATGCGTCCGTGATTGCGTGTCGTCGCCGCCAATCACATTCGGCGCATAGCGCATGTTGTTGCCTACGCGCCCCACGACCTCTTCGTTCTCCACCTGCGCCTTGGCGTAATTGGCGCGGCCAAGATTGCCGGTGCGCCGATACGTGCTCCCTGATGGCGGGTCGGGGTATTGCGGGATGCGCTCCCAAATGCGATTCACGCCGCGCTGCATGCCGCGCAGGGTGGCCTGCATGAACGTTTCGACACCGAGTTGCGCGATGATCTTTTCGATGGTGCGGCGGTCGATTTCTAGGCTGAGGTCGTCGGCCATTTTTTGTTCACCACCAAATCATAGAGTTTGTCATCTAGCGCCAACAGTGGAGCGAATGGTGAGTCGGGCATGATGGGGGCCGCGCTTACGATCACATCGGCTATCGCTTGTTGCACCTCGCGTACAAAGATATCGTATCCATCGCGCTCACGTTCCAGTCTGATGGCCTTTGCGCGCAATCGACCAAACGCAGCTTTCGCCTGCTCTAACTGAATAGCCATCACTGCGTATGTCGTTTCGCGAACCCGCTGCGCGTCATCCATGTTAAACACACTAGGCACAATTGTTGCCGTTTCTGCGCTACCCATCTACCACCTCCACTGGTTGCACCCAACACCGACAGCGCGGATGCGCAGGCGGGTTATCCACGCCGCCCTCAAAATCATCCCCCAATCGCGCCACGCTCCCCGCCAGATCGCCGCAGATCGGGCACACCAACTCATCCTCAGACGTAAACCACTTGCGCCCCTCCACGCCCTGCGCCTTCCACGCCTCGGTATTGCCCTGCGCAAATGCCCGCGTGATTTCAGTCACCGCGATCAACTCTGCGCGCTTAGGGTCATTCACCAGCACAATGAACTGTGTCGATAGAACGCTGGTCGGTTCGCCGCGCTCAATCCAGTCTGCGATCAGCTCACCCATCGCGGACTTGGTGTTGGCCTCTAGGCCAGTCAACAGTTCACCGCTATGCGCTCGTGCCCAGTCCTGCGCTTGGTCGTTTACGAGGTCCCAGTCAACCGTCACCGCTGGCGCTGGTGTCTTGGGCTTGGCCGCCTCGGCCTTGGCCATCTTTGCGGCCTTCACCTGAAAGCGCTCATCGGTCCGCACCTCGGTGATGCCTTGCGCTGCCCCCTTGCCTATGAACTCGGTCAGCACCGGCTCAAGCTCATCGCGGAATGCGCCCCAAAACTCATCGTCGCTCAGCACGTCGCGCGCATCGTCTTCGCTTTTGATGTCGGGCAATTCGCCCGCTACGTCCTTCAATGCCGTGCGCAGCGCCTTAGCGAATTGCTCCTCTATCCGGTCGCGCTCAGGGGTAACGTGTTTGGATTGCGCTGACTTTTTTTTTACCAACTCAAACGCCGCGTCGATACTGCCCTCGCGCAGTCCGGCCTTAATACGCTCGGCCATTGCGCTGGGGATGTGCCCTTTTGCCAATGTCGGCGGATCACACTCTGGGGCCTTGCCATCCTTCACGCGCTTGACGCATTTCTCGCGCCACGCACCCAGTGCGAGTTTCACAACCTGATCATCGGGGTTTGGTTCTTCACTGGCTGCGCCCGCCTCTGGCTGCGCTGGTTGGGTCTGCACCTGCACAAGCTGGGGCGGCGCTGGTGCTGGCGTCGGCGGCTCAATCCCCTTGGCCGCGTTGATCATGTTGCGCACCGACGCTTCAGGGATAGATGGGAACGCATTGAGGATGATCTGGATGGCCGATTCGGGCGCGAGCGTGCTGGCGCTCACGCTGGTCACCAACTCCACCAACGACGACACCTGCGCACCATTCATGGCCAATTGCTGAATGTCCGCGCTCACCGGGGCCGCGTCGCCTTCGCTCTCGGCTGGCTGTTTGGCCGGGGCCTTGAATATGTCGCGCAACAACACCGGCGCATTGCCGATAACCATAAACGGCTCAGCGTTGTCAATTGGCTCCTGCCCGCGCTTCTGTCGCCACACGTTGACATCGATCACGCCATTGCGCAGCTCCCGCTCCATCAGTTCCGCCTCGGCCTTGCGGTCTTCACTTGGCCCGATGTTGGTGAACCGAAAACACAGCGGGGCCGCGGTTTGGCGCGCGATGATGCCGCTGATGAGGTTTTGCAGGTATTGAATCACCGGCCCAATGCCGAACCGATACAGCGCGTTTTCTGCGCCCTCCATGAAGCCCTTGCCGCCCAAGCCTTGGCCATTGACCAAGCCAAACTCGCTGGGGCTTAGGCCGAACGCCCAGCAACACACCTTCAGCGCCCACTCATCCTGCGCCGTTGCGCCTGCGCCAGTGTCGGGTCGGCGGAATTCGTGGACTGGCAGATTCGCGCCATTCGTCGGCATGAACTTGATGCGGCGCAGTTTGGCGTAATTACCCGCCAACAGCGCGTCGAAATACTCCTGATATGCCTTGATTTGTTCCTGCGTCCAGCGCTCTGGTAAACCCACCAACGCCTCGGGGATGTTGGTCTGGTCCCAATACACCATCGCCGCCATCTGCCTGCGCAGCGTGGTGTTGACGGTGGTCATAATGAACTCGGTGGGGCTGGTGCCATACGGCATATTTACGGCGGTGTTGAATGGCCGATACAACAGGCTGTCGGTATTCATCCATAGCCAGTCAATGCCCTTGATCACCTGCGCATACGCCGGGGTGGGCGCAGCGGGGATGCGCCCACGCGCATCCAATAGCGGACGAATGGTCGTTCCGTCGATCTGTTCCACCGCGCCGATCTGCGCACCGTCCATCTCAATCCACAGGCTCACCGCATCCAGCACCAGCATGTCCTCTAGAACGCTGTTCAGCCATGAGTCGAACTCTTGCACGCGGTCAGGGAAGCGCCAGAAATCACGGAGGCGCTGAATCTCTGTGCCATAGTCCTGATCATCGGTCGGGTTGAGCGCTTGAATGTCCCACTCTAGCGATCTGATTTCGCGCTTGAATGCCTCAATCACCACGCGCACATATTCAAACGTGTCGGCAAAGGCGCGCAGTTGATAGAACGGGATGAGGCCAAACCCACTGCGCGGAATGATTTGCAGGTTGATGCCTGACGGGTAATCAAACTGGCGCGGCTGTTCGTTCTCAACAATGGGCTGGCGCGGTACGCCGGGGCCAAAGAACGCATTCGCCCATGCCGCCATGTCTGCGGGCGTTTGGTTGTTGGGGTTCACCGCTGGCATCTGCGCGGTGCTGGCGATGGTGCTCAGATCGCGCACCGCCGTGGCGCTGGCTGCGCGGTCGGCCTTGCCAAGTCGTTGTTGTCGTTTGCTCATTGCTTCATCCTCTCCATTTCACTCTGCGCCCACTCCACCCAGCCGGGCGTGTTTGCGATCATTCCATTCACACCACTCACCGCATCCACACAGTCATCATGCGCGCCATACGGGAATGCGCACAGCTCATCGATAAACATCGCGATCCACACATCATCCTCCGGGCCTTCGCGCACAAACGCCACCTTGCCCGCCTCTGCGCGGTCGGCCACCGGCGTGGCCCTCACCATCTTGTCGCCGTCGATTTCAACAGCACGCAGGCTATGGCCCACCAGCTCAGGATCGCGCAAAAGGTCTTGAATCACCGCGCCGCCGTGTAGCGTTTTCTCTACACCGTGAACATCGTGCGGCTCGCGCTGGATATATTCCTTGATGTAGCGGCGCGTCTCGGGGGTCTCGTATTTGCCCGCGCGCCCACGCCGCAAGTAAAGCGTCCCATCGTCGCCCAGCGCGCCCGATACCGTGGCCGTGTTGTCTGCGCTGCGCTTGGTGCTGTATGCCGTATCCCAATACCGATACCAGCGCAGCCCCTGCGGCATGCCCTCAACCGTGCGCAGCCAATTGCGTTTGAATAACGCGCCCTCTGCCGGTCGTGGGCGCTGTTGGTATTTCGCATCGAATGAGCGCGCACTCACGCCGCGCAGCGCCACCAGCTCGCGCAGAGGCCAGCGCTCAGGCCATAGCGGTTCGCCCGCTGGTCGATTCAACTGATCATTCTCTTCTGCAATCGCGGGCAGGCTGATCACATGCCACAACTCGCCATCGCGTTGGGCATCGCGCAGCAACAGCCCAGCCAAGTCGCCTTCGTGTCCGCGTTGCATCATCAGGATGATTGCCGCGTCCGGCTCCAACCGGTTGCGCAAGGTATCGGTGTACCACTGATAGACATAGGCGCGCCGATTGGCGCTCTCAAATTCCGCCGCGCTGCCGAATGGGTCATCAATGATGGCGATCTTTGCGCCTTGGCCAATGGGGTTGCCGCCCACACCCACACTCAACATAGCGGGGCGCGTGAATCCGTCCAGCGTCCATTTCTGGACCGTGGCGCTGTCGCTACTTAGGCGGGTGTCGCTAAAGACTTCCATGAACGATTCAGACCCGATCAGGTTTCGTACGTTGCGGCTAAAGGTGTCGCTCAGGTTTTGCGCCGCCGAACAGATCATGAACTGTTCAGTCGGGTCACACCCCAGCGCCCACGCCGGAAACAACTCACTTGTTAATTTCGACTTCCCATGTCTTGGCGGCGCAAAGATCATCAACCGCTTTACATCGCGTCGTCGCACTCGCTCTAACCAGTCCGCGATGTAATCCAGATGCCGCGCTTTCTTAAAGGTCGGCTCTACATATGCAGCGAAATCCATCAGATGCCGCCGCGCGAGTTCACGCTTAGCCGTCGCCGCGCGTTGTGTCGCTCGCCTCTCTAGCATCGCCAGCGCCTGAGCCGGTGTCAGTGGTGCTTGGGGTGTTGGCTGCGTCAACGATGGCTCGGAGATCGTCGTCGGTGAGGTCGCCCCAGTCGCCATCGTCGCTGTCGTCGTCGTTTTTGATGGCGATGGTTTGGCGCGGTTTGCCGATGAGGTATTCCGCGACGAAGCGCCGCGCTTTGTCGCGCGTCCGTCCGTCTTCGTCTTTGAGCGCGTCATCGACGGCTTTCTCGCAGATGGCGCGCCACTTGTCTTCTGTGACGACCGCCGCGAGGATGGCGAGGCGCGCCTTTTCGCGGGCTTTGCTGGGGCGGCCCGGCCCGCCTTGCCAGCCCGTTTTGAACTGCCCTTTTTCGCCGCGCTCTTCGTTGCCATTCATCATTAGCTACTCGCCTGTACCACCGCAGGCTCAATCGTCAGCAACCCACTCGCCACCGTAAACGGATTCGCGCTACTGGTGACCTGCAACTCCCAAACCAACACTGTCTCCTCGTTTGCCAGCGCCGCCGTATCCGCCTCCAGGATTTGCACCTGCGCCACGCCATTCGTCGGCAACGGTACCACGATGCCATCGCCATCCGTCTTAGTGATCACCGCGCCCGCATCGGCATCGCTCGCCTTGCGCTTGGCCAAGAATTTCAGCGTCGCGCCGGTCAGGTCGAACGGCTGGCCGTTACTGGTGCATGTCGCGCTAAACGGCAGTGTCTTGCCGCGCTTCATGATCAGATTACTAACAATCATCGTTGCCCTCCATTGCGCTGAGGCCAGTTGCCACAATCGCGCCATTCACTGTGGTGCTGGTGGTGCTGCCATTCACGCCCAAGTCATTGATCGTCGCGCCGGTCGTGGGCGTTGACAGATCCACGCAAAAGGCGTTGATGATGGGTGGATCGTCGCCAAGCAAAAGCAGAAGCATTACGAATCAATCCCCACCCCGGTCAGGGTGAATGTGAACGACGGCGTTGTGCCAGTCCGCACGTATTTGGCGCGCAGACGATTCCCCACAGGGTTAATCGCAATGCGCTGATGGCCGGTCGCGGTCACCGCCGTAAACGATGCGAGGTCATGCCACGATGCGGCCTGTGTTGGGTCGAGCTGTTCGTCCAGCTCCTGAATCGTCACCACCATGTTGGCCGCTGCGCCGCTGACCGCTGTGACATTGAGGTGAAAAATGCCTTGCAGATAGGTGCTGAACCCATACCACTCAGCCGAAAACGATGTGCCCGCAGACGCAAGCGCGCCCGCGTTTACATCGCGCATCGGGAAAATCTTCTTTCGCGCCATTAGCCGTAAAACCTCCCAATGTGTTTGGCGATGTGCATGTAGCGCCGTGTCGCTGTTTTCTGCGCATAGCTCACCCCAAAGTGCATGGCCCTTGCGCCGTTGCTGGCGAGCTGAAACAGCGATTGCGCCGACAGATCGATGTAGGTGTCGTTGATCTGGCAACCCACATATTTTTTGTTGGCGAAATCCACCCACACGCGCACAAACGACCACTGCCCCGCCTCATCCAGCGAGCCGCCGGGGAGGTCGTACATGTGCGTTGCGGGGAAACTGTTTACCGTGGTGAACTGCGTATACGTGCCCCCGCTGTTGAGGTAGCTGCACACAATGGGGTCTTGGGTGTTGTCCAACCAGATGCGCCCCAGCCATGCGTTGGTACCATCGCGGTTGTAATGGTCACAAACCGTGAACGTATTTGTGCCGTTGTTTTGACTGGTCCAGCGCAACCAAAACTCATTGCTATAAACGCGGTTCAGCGGGAATTGCAGACGAACTTTGTATACCACGCCGGTGGTAAGGGGCGATGTTCCGGGGGTCGCTCCCGCGCTGGTGTTCCCCTGCGGGTCCAAGCGGATTGACGGATAGCCATCCGGCCCAAGGATGTTGTAATCAATCGCCGCTTCACCCAGCCCATCATTCCATCCGCTGAGCGACACGTCGCCCGGATTGGGCGAGCAAAACAACATTTGGCCGGGGTTGATCAGGCCGGAAACGTCAATGTGCTTGCCGTCCTGCGCTTTCACCGGCGCCCCCACCGGGCCAGTGATGGGCATCGGCGCGGCATCGCTCAGGAATTTCTCTGCGCCAACGCCACCTACGTCGATGAGTGCGGCTTGCGTTTTTACGCCGCCTTTATCGACCGTGCGGATCGGCTCAGTGCCGTTCGGGGTTCGATTGGAATTGTCGGCCATTTATTTCTTGCACTCCGCGCCAGTGATGGTGATCGTGGCGCTTTCGATCACGATGTTTATCGTGACGCAGATTTTGGGGAGGGGCGGCGGGCTGGGGCTGCGCAGTGGGAATCGGCGGTGGAGTAGGATCGCTGCCATTAAAACCCCGCAGCGACGTAACGCGCGCCAGCCGTGATAACCACATCCGCGTCAGGCGCATCGGTCAATTGCACCGACCAGCCAACATCGACGCCGCCGCGAATGATATTGACCAGCGCCATTGTTGCCCTCGCTGGAACAATAATCGGCGTAATCTGCGTGTCGCACGTAAGCAGTAATTCGGCCTCTGCCGTACTCCTGTTGGTGATGATGATGTTGACGATATCAATGCGTGAGCCATCAGTGGGATCGCGCGCAATAAACAATGGGGTGTCGGTGGTGTCTGTCAGAGACACTACGACCGTGGAGGCAGACAGAGTTAACAACTCGGAAACCTGCAGCATTGACAAATTGATGCCCGTCTGCGCGTCTTGCACCTTTATACTGTCCTGCGCGTCTGGGCCAACAAAGCTACCGACGGAATATGTCCCATCGCCATTGCTGGTGAGAAATGCAAGTGCCACGGCCTGCATTTTCGTCAACTCGCCCTGTGGCATATAGGCATCAACAGCACCCAAAAGTATGTCGTTTGCGGACGGATCGGTTATTGACGCCGTTACGGTTATTGAATCTTGACTCGCCATAATTTGTTCCCCTTTATCGCCGCCCAACCCAAATGCCCACGGCAAGCATCACCAGCGCGGCCACCATTGGGCCAAAGCCCCACGCCATCCAAATCGCCACAAACGGGATCGCGCCCACCAGCGCAAACGCGCCAACGACAACCAGCCCCGCGGCCTCATACGACGTTATTGGTTTACGGTCTTGTTGCATAGATAAACACTCACCACGCGCACATGGCCGCTGTGGCTCACGGCACGCATACTTCCGGCCATCGCCCCCACTGCGCCAGCAAACAGGCCCAGCGCGATGGCGATGATGAGTCCAACTACAACGCGTCTCATTTACGTTTCACGCTTTACGCTCGAAAATCTTGGGTCGGTCCTCGCGCACGATGCGCCAAAGGTCCGCCATCAGCCTGCGTCGCCTAATCGCCTTGATGAACTCCAGCGCTTTCTCGGGCTGCGCATCGCCGGGGATACTCTCCCAGTCGATGCCCAAGCGCTCTGCCACCCATTTCATTTCGGCCTCGCTGTATGCCCCCGCGACGATGGCCGCCGCATAGGTGTGGTTTTCTGGCTCATCTGGCGGGATGACCGGCAACGCATCATCATGCCGCCCTATTCGTTTGACCGTGGTGTGGTGCGATCCAAAAGAACTCTCATGTCCGCTCGCATGCCGTTGATCGCATCACGCAGGCTGTTGCTGCTGATGAGGTTGATCACGGCGCTCAACAGAAACGAGAGGATGACAAGGACGGTTTCCAGTGTGCTTTGTGCCATGTCTACTGCGCTGGCTTATTGCCGTCCTCATAGGCGATTGCGCCGATCAGCACCGCCGCCATGCCGTCAATGGCCAGCCAGACGGTTTGGGGGAAGTTGGGGATCAGTGCAAACACCACCGACTGGATCAGGGCGAACACCGCGATCCAAAACTTGCGACTGTGAAGCAATGCTTGCAGGACGTTGTTTTGTGTCTGGTTCATGGTCTGGTCTGTAGGGAAAACGAAAAGCGGGTCATCTCCGCCGTGGAGATGACCCGCCGCATGTCGGTTGGTCTGTTGTGATGGGGATTGTAATGCCGATTTAAGCCGACGATATACGGGCAACCGCACGGGAAACCGCACGGGCAACCGCACGGGCCGCCGCCTTGGCCGCCAACGCAAGCGAATTAAATTGCCGCGCCATTACAGTTGGGTTGCGTGATGGGTCGGGCAAATGAATGCCGCGCCGTTTCAATCTGCGCCACGCAATATGGCGATCATGCTGCCAGCAACTATGGTTATAGGTATGCATCAAAGTTTGAACTTCATTCATTCGCGCATCGCCTCATCTGTAATCCGAATATACCCAAACACCTGATGCGCCCGCACATCGTGGGCGCTCACCGTCACGTCGGCAAAGTTTACATTGACGGTGCCAGCGCGGCGCACCGCTTCGACCAAAAGCGCCATCCATTTGCGGCGCAGGTCTAAGGGGATGTCGGGCGTGTCATCGGCGCTGGTGGCTGCGTTGGCTGGGGGCGATGTGGCCGCTGGCGCTGGGGGTTTGTCTACGAGATAGAACGCGGGGCGAGGTTGGGCGCGGCTTGTGTTTGCATTTGAGTTGGCCAAAGTCCTCCAATAATCAACCATCTAAATGGGCGAAATGGTCGATGATCTATAGATTAGTCGAATCTGTCGGACTTATCCACACGTTATCCACAGAACTGGCTACAAGGATTATGTGATCTCAAACTAAAGTCTTAGTGGCGCACCAGAGGGATCGGCCTACAATCGCCGCCTACCTATGCAAGACACGTATGGCACATTGTTGACCATCCGGCCTGCGCATGCGTGAAAAAGCGCAAACGCAAGGCCATGACCGGTTTGCCTTGCGTTTGCGCTCAGTTCGCGCCAACTGTTCCACCTTCCCCACTGACAGCTCACCGGGCCATTCCTACCCGTCGGCACACTTTTAACCGCGCGTTTCTCCGCTGTGCGGGGATGTCGTAATTGTAACTTTATTGCAAGCGCTTTTTAACTGCCTAATAGGGTGGAATTGTTATCAATACTCCTATCATGGATTCTGGCGAAATCTCCTGATGCATCTTTAGTAGCTTTTCAGCAAGCATGCTGGCCGGAACCGCCGGTGCGTATACATAAACAATCCCGGAGTGCTCACACACTTTTTGCGCAAGATCCTTGAAATCCTCATCGCCGGTAACGATTACACGCTGAAGTTCGTGCGCGTAGGCCAATTGCACTTGATCAGATCGTCTGTGCATTTTGGCATATTGAGCCGTCAATACATCAACACCAGCCTTCGCAAGTCTCTTTTGAACGATGTGGTTGATATTCTCGTCCAAATAAAAACGCATTGATCAAAGCGCCTTGAATAGGAAATCGGGCTTTTCGAGAATAAGCTGATGTAGCCGTATCCCCTCTTCGGTAACTGCCTGATTTATCTCACTCTTGTGATCATGGTAATAAGCCAATGCTGAATACACCTCGCCCAAACTCAAGTCGTAGCCTTCGGCAATGGATTCCGCCGACTCACCATGTACAGTATTTTCAATGGCAATATGCGCAACAGTAATGCGCCGCCCTACAATGCTAGGCCGCCCTTTTTCATCTCTGTCCAAATGCGGGCCAAGGGTTGAATCCACGCTTTGGTTATACACCATTGGCGCAGGCGGCGGGTTATAAACCGTTGTGAATGTTGCAAATAAGGGCTGGCAGGAAGTTTGATTCCAACCGACAGCGATTTCAGATGCCCGGATTTCGTCTGAGGGGGGTTGGATTTCAAGGCCAATTTGCCCTTGCTGGCTACCTTTTGCCGTAGTGGAATCCAGCACCGCCATCTCTGGGTTATTCGTCTTTGGTTTCATCTGGGAACTGCAAGACTTTGCGCGGATCAAGATTGTTTGCCCGGCAAAACTGATTTACCACATCAATCATTACATTAGTAATTGCGAACATTGCATCTGGAGATGTTGCGACCTTGAATAGTGGGTGAATTATGATCTTCTTTGGCAAGGGCATCTGGGGAATAAGTGGCGGCGGGGCAACACGCCCAAGCAACACAAAAAATTGATCGTCAATGAAGTTGACAGCTATTTGGTTCGCATAGAAGACCGGTAAATCATCGGCATCCATCCACTCAAGTGGCAATGTTATTTTCTGCGGCTGCTTGTTTCCCGACTCTTGTTGCTCAGACATATTTACTCTTTCTACTTACAAGTGCGCTCAGTGCTTTATACACCCGCGCCGCCAATGATGACCTATCCTATGGTATTGCCGTTGGCTCAACCGCGCCCACTGTCGGCGTGGTGACGCCTGCGCGCCTCTGCGTAACGGGCATGTAGATGAGGTAATTCGCCAACACAATCCCCAGCGCCAGCCCCAAACACACCACAACGCCTCGTTGCCAACCGCGCCTGCGCATCATGCCCCCGCGCCGCCAGACTTGTCTAACTTTTTCTGGTACCTCTCGATGCGCTTATCCCAGTCGCCTGCCCATCCTTGGCGTTTGGCCTGTTTACAGATCGCAATCGCTTCTGCAAACTGGCCTGCGCCATCAAGGATGACTGAAAGCTGATAGTAGCCAACGTGACTAGGCATTTGATCGCCCATATAGCCACGAAAAGCATTCTTAACCGACGAAGCCATTTCAATTTGTTTGCGACAGTATTCCGTCGCCTTAGTCAAGGACACTGGGGTTGCGCGATCTTGGTAATGAAATTCGATTAATGATTGATAGGTGAAATGCCTGTCAATTGGTTTTGCGTCCGGCAAAAGGGTTTCGGCCTTCGCCAATATGCGCTCCGCAATTCCCCTATCTTCTTTCTTGAACCAACCAGCCAACGCAGTCAGCATTTGTATGGCTGACTCAGTAGTTGAAAAAATCTTCCCTTGTGTCAGCGGCCTCTCTTCGTGTCCGCCGGTTGATAAGGGCTTAAAGACCTCCTCGATGTGCTTGCGCTCAGCTTCGCTAAATTCTGACAACCACCAATCTACTAAACCGTGATAACCAATTTCGCCTTCAATCTTGGGTTTTGATTTGAACAAATCGAAGATCGGCATAGTGCCTCCATGAAAGCCCCCCATGTGAATAAGTGTTGAATCACCAACGCTCAAAGGTTGGCAAATCCCAAATCTCCCAAAAGCGCCCGCGATGATCCCCAAACGAGTATGGCGCTCTTGTTTTCTTTTCTGCCCGCATCACTCGCGCCAATCGCGAAAGCATGATGGTTTGCGTCTTCGTCAGCTCTCCGAACTCCAGTTGAATAGCGAGATCGAGCTGCTGCACTGTGTCTTTAACGCGCTTCAATCGGCCTCCGATGTCTACCCGGTGGGTTTAAGTTTCGGCTTCGTCTCTTCCCCACTGTGAGCTTGCGTGTCGCCTCGCGCTAATTTGGCCTTGCGTCGGTTCTCAGCCGCGTAAGCGCGTGCCACCAACAACAGTCTGTCGCGATCCTCAGTGGTTAGGTCTCTAGTGATTGATAGCAAATCTTTCTCTACAGCCGTTTCTGGTTCGATTGGCTCATCAATCAATAACGCTCTTGCGAACAGCTCAATCTGACTTATCCCCAACGCCCGCGCGATTCGCTTTGCTACATCAATGCCCAAGTTCTTTTGACGGTTGACGATGTTGACAAGGCCAGACTGGGGCGTGTCGGCTCTCCGAGCAAGCTCGGCAACCGTCCACCCCTTCTCTTGGAGTTGTTCCTGCAACCACTCCACGAATGGATTTGTGTCATCCATCGTGCCCGACATGGACGTAATCTTAGATTCGTTTTCCTTGGTGATTCTAAACATTCCCTAATTGATTTTTCTGTAGTAATTTATAAAATAACCATAGAAACGAGGTTACAAAATGAGCGTAGAGCCGACAGTTCTAGAAATCACCCCGCAGATCGTGCAAGCCCTAGCCGCAGAGATTGCGCCCCAATCGCGGCCCAAGACCGGGCGCACAACCGCCGTGCTCAGCACATCGGCCCCCAATCAACTGGCCGCACAAGTGCAAGCGCTCCAGCGGCAATTGGGCGCATCACAAACCGCAACCCTCAACCTCCTCATCCGGCGCGGATTGCTGAGCCTTGCGCAGAGTGGCTTCAATGCCGAGGTCGCGAGCAACAAGGCCAAGACGGTCAAGATCGACCCGATGCTGGTTGGTTTTATCCAGCGCGAATCCACGCAAGGGGGCGTCACCTTTGAGCGCGCAGTCAATGAAATGTTGGCTCGCGCATTGCAGGCCGAGGGGGTCAGCCTATGAAAAAAGCAAACGCCGCCTAGAAATGCTGTCGGGCACATAAGCGGCGTTTACGAATACCAACCTTTCGATTGGAGTGGTGCTTTAAGTATAGCACTCTCCACCACACGACACCCTGAACCTTATTTCACCGATTCACATTTAGGAGAGCAATGAAAACCCCGAAGTGGCGCGACATCCGCGCAATGAACGACCGACTGGCCGAACAGCGCCGACAGAGCGAAGAGCGCACGCAGGCCGCCGAACTGATCAAGCCCTTGGTCATCCCCACCGGCAAGCGCGTGATCGAAGTGACCACCACCGAGTTGCCCCAGTGGCATGAGACGCGGTTGGATGTGGTCGTAGTGCCTGACGTTGAGGTGATCACCCGCGCAGGCGACCCCAGCGTGATCTATGCCATGTCGCTGCAAGCGGCTGCGCTGATGGAGGTCGAATAATCATGGCCCTCTTTCAATCCGCATTCGGCGTTCTTGTTCGCGACATGACCAACGCATGGGTGGCCGTAGCGACCGAAGAACAGCGCCAAGCCGTCCACGCCGCCCGCCGCGCCAACGTCAACACAATCGGCAATAAGGAGCGTGGCCGCCGCATCCAAGAGCGCATCGAAACCATCGAGCGCGACCTATTAGGCGATTCCGCGCAGGCCGGGGGACCCACTTCCCCCGCTCCGCGTCGCGCGATTCGAAGTGTCAAGCCCGCAACGGTTGGCGCGCCGGTGGTGACTGTGGAGGTCGCCACCGGTTTGGGGGCGCAGTAACCATGAACGCGCCATACACCCTTCAGGCGATTCTCTTGGCCCACAGCATCGGCCATGACCGCAATGTGGTCGAGCTACTGCGCGGCACCGTCACCACCGCCGACACGCCCGATCTGGAGTTCTTCAGAATCGCCGCGTTCAAGCTGCAATCGGCGCACCTCTTGGCCTATATCTCGCACGGCCAACAGCGCGTCATCACTCGGAAGGGGCGCGAGACCGTGCCTGTAATTGTGGCTGCGCTGCAAAGCCGCTTTGGCGATCTGCCGGTGCGCGAGCTGATCGCACGGATGGCCCCGGATTGCTTGGCTGAGCTGAGCGCATGGCGGGCGGAATGCGGCCCAGTGACTCAGTTCATCTCAGGAGCGAAATGAAGGTGACCGATATGTTCCCCAGCCGCGTGTTGCGCGGGTCCGATCTGCCCGAGAAAGGCATGCTCATTCAGATCACCGGTGTGCATATTGAAAAGATGCGCGCCGGGCAGGGCAAGCCCGAAGAGACGAAATACGTTCTGTATTTCGACGACGTGTCCACCGGCAAGCCCCAGCGGGTGCGCGGTGTGCAGTATGTGCCCGAGCATGGTCAGGGACTAGTGCTGCGCAAGGCGCTGGCGATCCAGATCAACGAGGCCACCCACACCAGCGACACCGACGATTGGGTAGGCAAGCGCGTGGTGGTCTTCGGATGCAAGACCAAGGCGCAGGGCAAAGAGGTGGTGAGTATTTGCGCTCGCGCCCCCAAGGCCGAGGCGACTGGCGCAGGCAGCAACGGCAAAGCGCCAGTGGCAGCGCCGACGACCACACCCACGACCACACCCACGACGACACCAGCAACGGAGGCCACACCGGCCTAATCAAAAGCGCGATGGCGCGGTGTATCAAGCACCGCGCCATCACTGACCACGATTCAAACAGGACTTGAACAATGGCTAATTCACAGAATAACACAGACGAAAAGTTTGCAGCGCGCATGGTAGGCGCTGCGGTCGAAACGGTGATGGAGCAACATGGGCACAAAGGCAAAGTGGTTGCAGTGGCAGTGGCCACAGTCACCGCCGCGATTCTGGCGGGCATGCCCATCACCCCAGCAATCATCCAATGGGCGCTGCGCATGGCGGGGATTTGGTAATCATGAAATCCCTCCCTGCATTCCTCACCGGCGCATGTTTTGGCGCAGCGCTGATGGTCGCGCTTTATCTCTTCGTGGGCGGTGGCCAATGAACCAGCGCCACAACTACGACCACGACGACCACACCAGCGTTGCTGGGTTCAAGATTGCCTTCATCGCCTTTCTGGTATTGCTGGTGATCGCGCTGGGCATCAAGGCCGCAAGCGCACAGACGATCTATCTGCCCAGCATCTCGCAGCGTTGCGGCAATCCCTGCGCACACTCGGTGCCGATGCCGACCACGACATCGACCCCGGACATTGGCGAGCCGCCCATGTCGACGATGCCGACGGCGGAGGCGCAGCCGTGACCCAGCGCATCACCACGCCCGAGATGCGCGCCGCCGCCAACGAGCTGGCCCTGTTCATGTTGGCGCGGCTGCAATCCATCGCCAAGACGACCAATGACTCGGTGGCCGCGCAGTATGCACAGGACGCCGTAGATCGTGTGTTTCAGTTGGCAGGGCATGGGTTCACTCCCATGCCCACACCAGAGCCAGCACTGCAAACGCCAGAACCGGAGTGGCCCACGATCGGCTAACCATGGACGCCCAAACTCATATCAGCGGTTCAGCCGCCCGCGTGTTAGACGCCCTCATAGGATTGGCAGCCGGTAGCACAACAGTTTGCGCCGACTACAGCATCATCAGCCAATCATCAGGCGCAGCGCGGGCCACCGTTGCAAGGGCAATCCGTGAGCTGGTTGCAGCCGAGCGCATCTCGGTGGACCGTGGCCACAAACGCGGTGGCGATTGCTATTGCTACGAGCTGGATCCAAAAGTTCAAAAGTTCAAAAGTTCAAAAGTTCAGTCCATTAGTTCAAAAGTTCAGGGTCCAAAAGTTCAATCTCACGAACTTTTGGAGGCCGAAACGTCATCTCTTATTCATGAAATGAATGATGAGATGAATGATGATGAAAGCGTTCGCTTAATTTTTTCTCAACTTGCAGAGGCGGGGCTGAGAGGCCCGAACGCCCAGTGGCTGGCCAAGACCCTCGCGCCCAAGCCCGAAGCCGCCGACACCATCAAGCGCATTTCGAGCGAGGTCGATTCACAGAAGAGCTGGCGCAAACCGGCGGCGGTGAAATATCGCAAGCTGGAGGCGTACGCCCTTGGGCTGCAAGACCCATTGCCGCACTTTGAGGGCGAGCTGGGGACGATCGAAAAGCCCAAGGGCAATGCGCCCAGCGCAGCCAGCGCGCCCGCCAAAGTCCAGCGCCCAACCGGCAAGGGCAAGACTTACCGCCGCGCGCCGGTGCAATACACCGATGAAGCCCGCGAGGTGGCCAAGATCAAGAACTACATCCAATTGGCTGAGCTGCGCATTCAGCGCGGTGAGGTTGCCCTTGAAACCGAGATCGCAACCGCCCGCGCACGTTTAGAGAAAACCAACAGCGACATTCTGCGCGAGTGGATCGCGCGCAAGACAAAGACCGAGGTGACACGATGACCAGAACCTTTGAGGTACCACTCCTAGATCGACGCTACATGATCGCCCCACAGATCCCGCAAGAGGTGACCGAATTTCGATTCCGCACCACGCTGCGCGCCAGCGCGACCGTGGCATGGGGTGACGCGACCCGCGCCATGCGCGCAAACCAATACGAGGCCAAGGAGGGCCGCCGCTATCGCATCATCTTCATCAGCCACACGGATTTGGTGAACATCGCGCAGATGCCGAGCTGCATGAATGAGGCCATCAGCGGCATCGCTGATGCGCTAGAGGTGGACCGGCTGGCGCTGTTGATTGGGTACCAGTGGGGCGCTGTGGACAAGCGTGAAGGGGTGGAGGTAGTTGTGGAGGAGGTGCAATCGTGAAACGAGCGAAATGGGAGAACACCTTTTTTGATTGTCCACTAATCAATCTCAAGTCAAAGGAGCGCGCCGGGTCTGTTTTGGTCAGTGCCAGTCAGCGCGGGGCTTGGCTGTGGCATGCGCGGGTGTATCAGACTGACAGCGAAACAGTTATTGACGACAACGGCCCATTCACCATTTCGCACTCATGCGGCCTGCGGTTGTGTGAAGCGAAGAGCCGCACCGCAGCAACCAAGTTGATCAACAAGTTCCACAAAGATGGCTTTGGCGATGTTGCAATCACCGTTGATGGCGTGTCACCGCAGTGGAGCAACGCTGAGGCGCGCAAATACTTTCAAACAGTATCGACACTACAGGCAACGGCTCTTGGTGGCGCAATAAAGGTGACGCAACCATGAGCGCCTTTGAACTTGAATTCCCCATCGACCACACCAACCAGCACATCAACACCCAACAGCGCATCACCGCCTTTCAGCGCGAACTTGAACTCAGCAAGCGCGAATTGATGGAGGTGAAACACGCCATCGCCAACGCCGACGAAGACTGCGCCGCGCTCCACCAAGACCTCCTCAGCGAACGCGAGGCGCGCACCAACGAACAGGGCCGCGCCGATGCGCTGGCGCTGGAGGTGGGTGTTGAGCGGGTAAAGCGCGCAGTGGCGATGAAGTTGTTGGAACGCATGGCGCAAGCGTATGGCGATGAGGATGTGATCGCGATGGCCGAGGTCATGCAGGATGTGTGGGCGGCGCTGAAGGTGGAGGGGCAATCATGACCCAACCTAAAACGCGCATCGACGCCACCGGCAAAAAGCTCAGCACCATCATCACCGAACTCATCGCGCACGATAACGCCTTCGCCCGTCTTCCGCGCGGCTTGGTCTTGGCGTGGCGCGTGGTGGATGCCGATCGCGCCGTGTTCACGCTGACGCGGCCTGGCGTGTTGCCGAGTGATGATGAAGTGGCGATTGTGCGCAGGGACGCGCCGCAGGCGATACGGATCACGGTTGCGCCTGCGCCGGTGAGGGCCGAGGGGCGCGATGCGGAGGGGAAGGTGGTGACGTATCGCGGGTATCAGTGGGTGCTGGAGCGCGAGAGCGCGGCGATGGAGGTGGCGCTGTGAAAGAGCGACCAATCTTGTTTAGCGGCGAAATGGTTAAAGCCATTTTGGCGGGGCGCAAGACGCAGACTAGGCGCGTGCTTCAACAGCCGCGCCGCAAGGATGGCATAAAGCTGTTGCCCGAGTTGCTGGCGGATATGGGCGCGGGCCACGCTTGCCCGTATGGCGCTGTTGGCGACCGGCTGTATGTGCGCGAGGCGTTTGGAATAACAGACGCAACGCCGTGGGTCGAGGGACACTTGCGGCCATGCGCAGAGCACCCATATTCCAATATCCTCGATGGCGAGGGCTTTGCTATCTACGCCGCCGATGGCGAATGGACGCGAAAGAATGGACGCGGTAGTGGGGCGTTTCGATGGATGCCATCTATCCACATGCCTCGCTGGGCCAGCCGCATCATGTTGGAAATCGTCGATGTGCGAGTTGAGCGCGTGCAAGACATCAGCGAAAACGATGCAATCAGCGAAGGCATGATGGCGCTTGACCGCGATAAGGTTTTTGGAATGTTTCCCGCCTATGCCAAAGAGCATGAGGCATCGCAGCGCGAATCACAATTTCGCCCGCCCCTTGGCCCATCACCGCGTCAGCGCTTTGCGGCGCTTTGGGATTCGTTGAACGCCGTGCGCGGCTATGGCTGGGACGCCAACCCATGGGTGTGGGCAATTGAGTTCAAGCGCATTGAGGCGGTGACCCGATGACCCAACTCGCGCTCAACTTCAACCCCACCGCCGCGCGCGCCGCCCGCGATCAAGCCATCCAACAAGTGGCCGCGAACGCCAACACCGACCACCGCGCCGCATGCGAGCGAGCACTGACGACCGTGATCGAGCGCGGCGAAGCGTTCACCACTGACGACGTGATTCGCGAGCTGGGCGCGGTGTATGACGACATCCGCGAGCCTCGGTTGCTGGGCGCGGTGATGCGCGAGGCGAGCCGAAGTAAGCGCGTTGTGGCGACCGGGCAGTGGCTGGCATCGGCGCGAGTGGAGAACCATGGGCGCATGGTGCGCGAGTGGAGGGCCGCGTAGATGGCGAAGATGATCAAAGACGCAACCACCGGCAAGTTCACCGGGCGCGCGCCGGACCCCGACAATGACTGGAAGCATGAGCGCTTGGTGTGGGAGCGCGCATGTCCCGACCCAGCGCCAGCGCAACCAGAGACCGTTTACGCAAGCGGGGTGGATGTGGAGCTGGTCAACGACGTGGGCGAGCGCATTCAGATTATTGGCGCAACCAAGTCGCGCAAAGTGCAGGGGTGGGAATACCGCGAAGGCGGGCGCAAGATCGCGCCCGCCGGTCAGCGCAAGGGGATATGCAGCAAATGCAAAGGTCCGCTGGACAACCCCGAGAGGCGCTACTGCAACGCCTGCGCAGCGGCGGCCAATCGCGCTAGCCGCGAACGAAGAAAGGAGAAGGCGCGATAAACATCTTGGTTAGACGTTAAACCGAAATGTTTATCGCGTGTAAAACATGGCACTAATTGAATTAAGCGGAAAGAAATCAAGCGGGCGATTTGTGATCATTGACGACGAAGACCTGAAGCTGGCCAGTGTAATGACTTGGAACTATCACCCGCAAGGATACGCGGTTCACAACGGCAAGCGCCTGCATCGGCTGATTATGAACGCGCCGGATGGTGTTGACGTAGATCACATCAATGGCAATAAGCTTGACAACCGCAAGTCAAACCTCCGCCTTTGCAATAAAACCCAAAACAATCGTAACTCGCGCCCAAAGGCTGGAACAAGTAAATACAAAGGCGTTCATTTATTTGCTAATAAATGGCGGGCATCAATTACCGCCAACAGGGTGGTTTTGCAACTCGGCACGTTTTGCGATGAGGACAAGGCCGCGCTTGCTTACAACGCGGCCGCGCGACATTTCTTTGGCGAGTTTGCTTGGTTGAATCAAGTTGATGGGGTTGAGCCAACATTCGAAGAAGTAATGAAAGCAAAACGGGCGCGTGGCGCGGGAGGATGTTGAGTGAGTAGATACATCGTTATTACGGACCGTCGCACGGCCTACGCCGAACTCGCGGTGAGGGCCACAGACAAAAACAGCAGGGCTAACAACTG